AAATACGATTTCGACGGAGCAAACCTTACAGGTATCGAAGGAATTCCTACAGCAACTATTGTGCCGTGGAGTTCTTCATCAGTGCCATCAGGTTTCTTAGAATGTAACGGAGCAGCAGTTTCAAGATCAACTTTTGCTGCATTGTTTGCAATCGTGGGTACAACTTACGGAGCTGGAGATGGTGCATCAACATTTAATGTACCAGACTTACAAGACAACGTTGCAATGGGTAAATCTGGAACTAAAGCTTTAGCATCTACAGGTGGAGCAAATACCGTATCTGCATCTGGAACTGTAGGAGGTTCTACAGCTAACGCAACTTTATCAACAGCTCAGCTAGCATCACACAGTCACGGTGGTGGTGTAAGTGGAAGCACATGGTATCCACAAGGTAGTGGTAATGGAGGTCCTGGAAGTACAGGATCAGCTGGATCAGGAACCGGTCACTCACATAATCTGAGTGCAACTTTTTCAGGAACTGCAACTTCAGTTTTACAACCTTATTTAACAATTATTTATATTATTAAGACGTAGGAGAAATTATGGCAACAAACGCAACATGGACAGTAGTATTCGAAGACAAGATGGTTATTAAACAATCTGGTGATGGAGCTGGTTCATACGTAATTGTAGATAATGATTTTTGGGGATTAGCTAAATGGAATAACATTTGGGCTATTCAATATGGTACAGCTAATCCAAGTGACACAGTAGAATATAGAGATGAAACTCCTCATTCTACTTGGGAAGATGCTAATTTAGGTGATTTTCAAGATTTCATTACTAGATGGGACGCAGCTCATTTAGCTCAATTACAAGCTAATTGGGATAATGACAATGTTGAGGGAGAATCAGCAGAAGATAAAATTGCTAGATTAGGTGCAAGACCAACATCATATTCCTCTTAATTTACATCAGTTAAATTAAAAGCATAACATATTCTTTTTTCGTTACGTTCTTCTGGTAAAACATAGTGAAGTAAATCGTAAGGAAAAATTAAATAATCAAAAATTTTTGGTTTTATTTCAAAAACATTAGAGTCTTTTGTAAAATTAATATTATTATTAGTGTTAGAAAGATATAAAACACCTGCATATTTTATAACGTCACCAGTGTGATTATGTGGTTTATTATAAGATTTGTTTTCTAAAACATTTAACCAGGCATTAGTAATTTTTAGATGATGTACGTTATTTAAATAATTATCAATAAAGTTATTTAATTCTTTTTTACCCTCAAAATCTTCATGATATTGAAATCCACTAACACAAGATATGGTATCTTTAGGTTTATAATTTTTATCTACAAATTGTATAATTTTTTTATGTATGTTTATAGGAATAGGTAAACTTCCATGTGATAAACGAACTGCAAATAAGTTATATGTATTAATCATTTTAATAACATCCAAGATGTTAAGATGTATTTTACTCCAACTAAAGGAGCATTACCTCTGTGCACAAAAGGAAATGCAGCTGGCCAAATAACTATTCTTCCAGTTTTTGGTTGCACTCTTTGATGTTGATGTATGAATTCTGTTTCACCACCTTGTTCAATATCATTTAAATATATTGTATAAGCTAAACATCTATTTTCCATACCTCGACCTGAAGCATGTTCAACGTGCCACCTATGATAACCCTGTCCAGGTAAAGTCCTTTGTAATTTTAAATCAGTGTAAAAAAATTGATTTTGATCATATGCGGTATACATACCAGTTGTATTAGCGTAATGATTAAGTGCAATATCAAAGTTAGCTATTAAAGGTTTTAAATCATCTACCCATGTAGTTATGTTTTGACAGTTAGCAAAAAACTGTTGATCTGCTTTTTCTAATAATTGTGCCTGTTCAAAATCCTGTCTATTTAAAGTATTATTAAGTTGATTTTGTTTTTCAAACAATTCAATAGCTTTGTTACACTCAGATTCTGGAATGTAATTATCATACATTCCAATAAAACTTTCAATTTGCCAAACTTTTTCTTCCATATTATAACCAAGACACAATACTATATCTTGCTCCTTTTGTAATAGATTCAACACTGTGAGGATATAAAAAATTACTAGGAAAAAATAAAACAGACCCTTTTCCTAATTTTATTCTTTTTACCTCAAACTTTTTTTGATCATAAAAAATAAAATCTCCTCCTTCATAATCATCATTTAAATTCATACTCAAGCTAATTGTTCTAGGTGAAGCCGGATAATTATCCGTGTGAAGATCTATTTTTCCACCTATCTCATATTTAAGTAATTCTATTTGATTAACAGGGTAGTCATCTAATAAATTAAATTTTGATGTGTAATAAATATAATACTTTCTAATTTCTTTTTCTATAGGATACCAATAGTCATCTGAGTTTTGAACTTTATAGCCTTTGACATTTCTTTTGTCTGTATCTAAAACTCCACCGTTTAAAAGTAATTTATTAACAGCCTTTTCATCTATTAAAGCTATCATTTTTTCTATAAAATGTTGTGGAATAATATTTTTAATCTCGACAATAGCCTCTAAATGATCCATTATATTGATACTTTCATTCTCTAAAAAACTGTTATATAAGCTACTATATGCTACAAAAATTAAAATTCAAGCCCGGTTTCAACAAACAAGACACAGAATCAGGAGCCGAGGGTCAATGGACTGACGGTGATTTTGTAAGATTTAGATATGGATTACCTGAAAAAGTAGGTGGTTGGTTGCAGTTAACAGCAGCTCAAAAAACTTTACCTGGAGTGGCTAGAGCACAAATAGCGTTTTCAAGTTTTGCAGGTGAGAAGTATGCTGCAATTGGTACATCACAAGGTTTGTTTCTTTACTATGGTAATGATTTTATTGATATTACACCTTTAGATACAGCTATTACCGGATGCACATTAACAACTGTTAATGCATCAAGAACAGTGACTATTAATAAAGGTTCTCATGGTTTAGCTGTGGGGCGATATGTAACTCTATCTTCTGTTACAGTTACAGGAGCATCTGATTTTACAGCAGCTGAATTGGAACAAGTCTATGAAATATTAACTGTACCTGATGTAGATAAATTTACTGTTCAAGCTTCACGTGCTGAAGGAGGAACGGGTATGACTGCTGCAGGAGCTGTAACTGTTAATCCATATGTCGAGGTTGGACCTACAACTCAAACAACCGGATTTGGTTGGAGCACATCTACATGGGGAGCAACAACTTGGAATACTCCTAGAGATACAAGTTCTGTAATTCTTGATCCAGGAAACTGGAGTCTTGATAACTTTGGTCAAGTGTTGGTTGCAACTATATTTGATGGCAAAACTTTTACATGGAATGCAGGTGCGTCGAATCCAAGAGGTAACAGAGCATCATTAACCACATCTAATTTTCAAACTACAAATAATCCCACAGCCAGTAGATTCACATTGGTCTCTGATAGAGACAGACATTTATTTCATTTTGGAACTGAAACAACTATAGGCACACCTAATACTCAAGATCCGATGTTTGTAAGATTTTCTGATCAAGAAGATTTAAATACATATACGCCAACAGCCACTAACACAGCGGGTACATTTAGATTAGATACCGGTAATGAAATACGAGCTGCCATTCAAGGTAAAGATTATGTGTTTGTTATAACTGATCAAGCTGCTTATGTTATTCAATTTGTTGGTCCACCATTTACATTTAGTGTTAGACAAGTTGGTACAAACTGTGGATGTATTAGTCAACATGCAGCAACCTTTGTAAATGGAGCTGTGTTTTGGATGGGATCGCAAGGTGGATTTTTTGTATTTGATGGTACAGTAAAATCATTACCATCGTTAGTAGAAGATTTTGTATTTAGCACAGACGGAGATAATCTTGGATTAAACTTTGATGCAAAAGATGTTATTACTGCAGGGGCTAATAATTTGTACACAGAGGTTAATTGGTTTTATCCAAAAGACGGATCTGAACAGATAGATAGATGTGTGACGTATAATTATGCTGAAAACATATGGACAACCTCATCATTAGATAGAACCACATATCAAGATCAAAGTGTATTTGATCATCCATATGCTACAGATTATGATGATGCGTTGACACCTGTTTTCCCTGACATATTAGGAATTACCAATAAATACGGAGCTAGTATTTATTACGAACATGAACAAGGCACAGATCAGGTTAATAGTTCTGGAACAACAGCTATTCCTGCATTTATTAGATCTGGAGACTGGGATATAACATCAAGACGTAGTGCTTTGGGTCAACAAACAGGTGTTGCAGATTATCGAGGAGACGGTGAGTTCTTTATGGCTGTCAGACGATTTATACCTGATTTTAAATATCAACAAGGTGATGCTAAAGTAACTTTACTAGTCAGTGCATATCCAGACGATGTGGCTGTCAGTTCACCACTTGGACCCTTTACAGTTACGTCAACAACTGATAAGGTAGATACTAGAGCCAGAGG